ACCCGCTGGTGAACAGCATCGACTATCTGGTGAAGTGGCCGTCCGTGGTTGTGGTCAACAAGACCTACATCACCGACACCATGACCAACCGGCTGGCGGTGCGTGCACGGGGCGTCACGGGAATTGCGCGGCAGCCGAAAACCGGGTTCATCACCAACGGACTCATCTCCAACAACGCGCGTTATGACGTCAAAGACGACAAGGTGGTACGCCTGGTGGCCGGTGGTGCTTTGATGCACCGTAGCGATTTGGTGTTCCGGGAAGACAACACCGTGGGCACTGCTTTGGTGCAGGACGGCATGCCGTATGCCATCGACGACCCGACCATCCCGCTGAGGGATGTCATCGCGGGAGACACCTACGCACTGCGCGATGTCGCGCGAGACATCGATACCCGGGTGGAGAATTACCTGACGAACATGCTTCCGCTCGAACCAGGTAACGACGTGGTGCCAATACCGAGCTGGTATCACCTCTACAGCCCGCTGCTCAACAAGGTCATGTGGGACATGCTCAATGGGTACCTGGTGCCAGTTGAAGACAACCCTGAGAACCGTATCTCCAGTGCGCAACTGGACCGGATAATGGAATCCTACACGGAGTACCTGCATTTCGACCCAGCTGTTGTGGGTTACGATGCGAAGTTCGTGAAGGTCCATCCGCATTGCCAGTATCTGGTAAAGGATGTAACGGAACTGCAGTTCGCGTTACTCGATCGCATTAACGCCCGGTACTTGGGTGGTCGCGTGCAACTCAACCAGTATCTTCGGATAAAGGATAAACCATGATCAATACCGACCTTATTGATAAGGATCGGGGATTTCGAATCTGGGACCCGTCTGAGCTTTACCATCAGTCAGTGGGCACCGGCTTCGTACCCAATCCGGGCGATCTCATTAAAAACACGGTGACCCGTGGGTTCGATGAAGTCATCGCTGTCAACTACGCCACCCCGAGCTGGACAACCGAACCGTACGGTCAGTCCCAGATATTCAACCAAGATGCGATTCTCGGTGGGCACTATCCGCTCAAGTCCGACAAGTTCTTGGCCTACGTGGACACCACCCGCATGCCTGCGAGTCTGGTCATGCACGACGAGATTCTGTTCAAGGGTCCCGACGTGCACGGCATCCGGTTGTTCCGCGGAAGCGACATCTCGGACAACGGGGAAATCCTCTCGGGTTACTACGTTGGCGGCGTGTTGACGAACAACTACCTGCCAGTGAAGACCGTGTCGGTGGCGGGCGCCCAGACCGTGATGAAGAAACCGTTGCCGGGGAGTTTGCTGGCGTCGGTGGAACATGGGGAAGGGTTCACCTTCGTCGTCTACTCGGATAACGATCGTGTCATCGCATACGGCCGTGGCCACTTCGTGAAAACGAACATGGTGATGGCCCTCGAGACACCCAGTCGGACGGTGCTTGACATCAAACTCAAGTCCCCGTTCATTGTAGACCCCGAGTCCACTGTGCTGACCCTGCCCATCAACATTCCGCTGGACAGCATACCGTTATCCTGCGAGGTGCGGTACAACGACGGCACCAAGCAACTCGCCGTCGATGGCAGTCGGGTGAAACTCAATGGGTTACGTAACGCAGGCGCTCACGACACCTATTACCTGTCGTCGAACGCGGGTCACACGTTACCATTGGTGTTCAGCTACAAGCTCGCCAAAGGGGAAAGCTACAACGGCGCGGATTTGGTCGGCGACACTATCGTACGGGATTACAGTGCTGTGACGGAAGTCGTAGACGGAGCTTACTCCATGAAGCTCTTCGTCGTGCCCAAGTGGCTGGACAGTAATCGCGGCTGGCGACTGATGTTCTATCTGTACAACCTGACCCGGGGTGAGGTCTACGACGCAACCGCGTACGTGAACATCTTGGGTCCGGCCCCGTTTGATCCGTTGCTCAAGAACTACAAGCAGCGGTTGAACGTGAACGTGGACATCAGCAAGGTCAACCCGAACTTCCGGGCGTACATCCACCCGCAGTCGTTTGCTATCACCCTTATGTCGGACGGGACGGACATGGACACCAACTACCTGTTGGAGTACGTGCACGATCAGCCCAGTCTCGGTCAAGGTCTCTTTGCGAAGTTCAAATACTCCAACGTGACCTACTCTGAGATCGACATCAAGTGCGGCTTCGCAACGAAGCAAGAGTGGCTGAACGCATTGTTCACGCCCTGCTACCCGCTGTATGACCGGCGTGTGGAAGACGCAGCGCCTGCGCCGACGCATTTCGAAGTGCATGTGGGGGGTTACGCCTACACCTTTACCATCGATGAATGGTCAACCAAACTCGTCGTGAACTACAAGGTAGTAAACCATGAGCCGTTGATTATCCGCTGGATTGCTCGCACACCAACGGATACCTTGCAAATCGGTTTGACCTCAATGCTCGCGCATTACGTCCCATAACACCCCACCTCCTGGCCTTCGGGCCAGGAGTTTGGAGACCCTCATGATTCTACGAGAAAACGACTGGGGTCGTTACCCAGGTGCTATCATTGATGATAGCACTCAAAACGTAAGCTTCATCCGGTTTGCTTCCCTGTTGGAACAGCTGGGGGTGAAGCACAACTACTTGCACCTGGCACTGCACAACCCGCAGTTGCGAGGCGTGAACCCGAGAGACCCAGACTTGCCCATTCCATGGCAAAAAGCCATGGTGGAAGAGTGCACCGTGAACCCATGGTTCTATTTCCGCGAAATGTTGCGGGTTCCGGCGGATGGTACTGCGGACGGTTACCCTTTCCGTATAGACCGCGGTAACTTCGCGATGTACTGGACTTTCTTCAACAACTTCGATGCGGCCATGGAGTTCTTACGGCAGCATGGTAAGACTATCGGTTTGTGTGGCCTGGAGAGTTGGCTGATTCGTTTTCTGCGTAACTCGCGGACGATTCACGTCACTAAAGGCCCGGCACTGCGGGAAGAAACCATCACGACCCTCAAGCGGATGCGTGACGGGCTGCCAACGTGGCTATGGCCGATACACCCCGATGACCCGGACAACAAAGAGTCCTTCGCGTGTCTCTACCGCGGGAACAAACTCATCACCGCAATCGGCCAGAACGATCCGGCAGCAGCGAACGGTGTGGGGCGGGGATTGACAGCAGGTCGTCTCATCGATGACGAAGGCCCCCTTCACCAACAATATCCATCACATCCTACCGGCGGCACTGGGCTCCGGTACTGCGGCACGCCGTATCAACGAGGAGGAGGGAGTTCCGTACGGCAACGTTATTGCAACAACGCCTGGCGATTTAGCCACCGAGGAAGGCAAGTACATGTACAACCTGATGACGTCGGGCATCAGTTGGGATGAGCGCTTGATTGACATCCCGACTCGGGGTCAGCTCAAGGAGATGATACTCCGTGGGTCTACCGCGAAGAAGCCGCGTCTCATCCTGTACGTGAAACTGAACCACCGTCAACTTGGCACCACCGATGCCGAGCTCGCAGACATGATCTCGAACGCCACCGGTACGCCTGATCAAATCCAGCGCGACTATGGTGGTGTGTGGACCACCGGCGGCTTTAACAAGCCCTACACCGTGGACGATGCCAAGCGAATGATCGACTCGCGCATTTCACCGGTGCAGAAAGAGATTCGTGACTATCACGTGGTCGACTGGTTCTACGGCGCCAACGAGATGGCCAGTAAACTCGAAGAGATGCATGTCATCGGGCTGGATACCTCCGAAGCGGTTGGTCGGGATGCCATTGCCATGGTGTTGACTAACGGTTCCACTGGTGAGCTCGCTGCCAAGCTCACGGTCAATGAAACCAACGTGGTGGGTTTTGCCGGTTGGTTGGCACAGTTCATGTTGAAATACGACAAAACCGTGCTCATCGTTGAACGTCGTTCGACTGGCTCTGCAGTTATTGATGCGATTCTGCTGGTACTGCAAGAACGGGTCAAGAACCTTCATCGCCGTTTGTATGTACGGATCACTCAGGATCAGGATCGCACTAGCGATCTGTTGAATGAGTTCCGTCGCGGGCCGACGGGCAGCCCGGAACGGTTCTGGGCGAAGTTTCGCGTTTACGCGGGGTTCAGCACCGATGGGGATAAACGTAAGAAGCTCTACGGGGAGGTGTTCGCTACCGCGATGCGCTTAACGGCACACACCATTCGCTCCGGGGAGCTGATAGACCAAATCCTCGCACTTGTTGAGCGTAAAGGGCGTATCGACCACGTCGCCTCCGGGCACGATGACTTGGTGGTCGCTTGGCTGCTCACGATGTGGCTGCTCATCTTTGGTAAAAACCTCGATGCCTACGGACTGAATAACCACCGTCTCATGGTTCGTAACCACGGCATTCAACAAGGTCGGAAGGGTCTCGATGAAGACCATGAAGAAATGGCGATTGCTGAGGAAGAGCAACAGCGTCAATTGGTGACTGACATCGAAGCCACGTCCCGGCAGTTGCATGGGACACGTTGCCCGGTGACACAGACGCAATTGCGCGCCAAGCTCCACAACCTCACCGCACAACTCAAGACAGAGTTGATCGACGTTGTCTCCATGGAAGGCCTTCGCGAGATACTTCAACGGCAAAGGATGAGATGATGAACATTCTTTTCTATTGCACATTGATCGCCTTTTGGGGCGTGCTGTTAATGTGCACCCAGCACATGCTGGAAACTGCTCAAGTTCACCTGACCGAAAACGGACAATGTTCGAACACGCGTAAGCGGGTACGGCGGGTGATCCTGATGACGATGATGACCTTTGGGACAATCGCGCACTACAGTTTGATGCGTGTCTATGACATGCATCTGATGTTGGTACAGTAATAGAAAAAGTGTGATCCCTGTAGACCTGCGCCCATTGGGCGCAGGTTACTACATTTTTTCACGCATATATGTTATCATTGTGAATCACCACAACTAAGGAGTTTTATCGTGAGAAGAAGTAAACGCCGTTATCTACTCAAGCTGCTCCGCATCATGCAGTTCAGACAACACCACCGGACATGGGTGAGGGGTAACATCGATGCCGTATCGTTGGCTCAAACCACTCAGCTGAGGTTCACCATCGATCCTAGTATACCCCTAGTGTCAATGGGATGTTTCGCCCCAGAAAATATGGGTAAATACGCGTTCACCGGCGATGAGATAGATCGACGGGTACAGGGCGCCGCAAAACTGTGTCTGGAAAAAGTTACCCCACGTAACGTTAAAGGAATTTCCACATCATGACTAAACACTCGAATATTGGTGAACTGTATCGTCGTACCCGTGCCCTCGCCGCTGAGATGGACATTAAGATCGCATCTTCATCCAGCGCGGTTATTCAAGAAGTCCCGGAGTTGTTCGCCCACGTAACAGCGCCCCATCGGCATACTCAAACCGACCCCACTACCATTGCGATCTTGGCCAAACCGCGGCCGGTGAACACGGAGCGCGCGTTGCAATTCCACATTGATAAGGAGTTCAAACATGTCTAAGCACAAAATGCGTTACATGCGCAGACTACTTCCCTGGCTGGTTCACGAACGTGACATCATCCAGATACAGCTTTTTGCATCCGGTCTCTGTTTGCACATCATCAGCGACGGGAGATAAGGATGCTACGAGTCGTGGCGTTTATCGTGGCAGTGATCGTCTTGTTAAAGTTGATAGATCGCACAATCCAATCTGTGATGTGTTACACTCGAGAGGCGCGCCATTCCAAGCGCGCAACCGTGGCTATCCATGTGCTGGTTTACAGCATGGTATCTTCGGTAAACAGCATGGCGTTTGCCACATTGAATGTGGTGTTGTTACATTACGGGTTGTGAAAAAGAGTGAGTCCCTACCCGCATGGGTAGGGACTTTTCTTTTCTTAACGTGTGCCCGCAATGGCACGCAGAACGAAGTACAACATGACCGCAGTTCGCACCGCAGCCAGCGCGGCTTGGTGTGTCAGGTGGGTTTGTTTCGAGACGAGTTTCTCGATGCGCTCCCGCAACGTCAGTACGTACGGGTTACTGGACTTAGGGGCAGTGTACAGCGCTTGGAGTTTATCCAGCAACGCACCCACGTCCGTAAACGACACCCGGTTACTCACCACGTAATCAAACGCGTGGGAGAGGGTGTCTTCCATCAACGCATTGACAGCATCGCGCTCTTTGCCCAAGGCCGGCAGCCCAGCGATATACTGCAGCACCGTTTTGAACGCAGTGGCTGATGCTTTGGGTACCAACTCTAACACCACCAGGGTGAGCTCGGACTTATACAGCGCCGGAAAGCTCATGGACGCCTCGAAGAGCTGCTGTTTGGCAATCGACAGGGCGTTGACTTGGTCACGCATAATCGCCTGCCCGTCGAGTATCACTGTTTGGCTCTGCACGAGTATCCGATTACCGGACGCTCGCACGTTCTTGAGCTCGCGGTAATACTCCTTAACGGTTTTCTTGTTACGGGTGTTCATGTCCGTGATGTAGTAGACGATGTCCTTGGGGGTATCGAACTTCACCATCCGTGGGTAGTGAGTGGTCCCATCGCGTGACAAGAAATCCTCTGAGCGGTTCTCAAGGTGCTTGCGCCAGCTCCCTGCCACCTTTATCTCAAAGCGCATGGAGAGAGCCGCATACGCCGCCTCCGCTGTGGGCAAATCAACAAGGTGCCCCCGCTTGGAGAAGAAGTTAAAATAGATACTGGTGTAGAACTTGAACTGAAGCAACATCAACGCTTCAAATCCAATATCGTGAGCAACCTTATCTTTGTCTGCCTTGCCGATCACCCGGTGGACAATGTAGGCAATCGCTAGGTTGAAAATACTCCCCCCGACATTCCAGGTGAGGTCGACGGTTTTGGTTGACCGCACGGATTCCAACAGCGCATCCTCATCAATCCCGAGGATGCTATCAAAGAATCGGTCAGAGTCTTGGGGCAAGAAACGGATCGGGTGGACGCCGAGTAAAGTGGATCCGAACCACTCGAGGTTATTCGCTCGCCCGAATATCTCTTGGTTAAATGCCCGCAGGTTCGCCAAGAACCGTGCGTCGAAGTAGACGTCCTTGAAATGTTTATCAAAGGCGTCTTTGAGAGCCAAGTTAACAGTGGACTCAGTTGCCACTATGGGTTGTTCGACGTACACGCCAAGAGCGAAGTCATATAACAACGGAATTTTCATGCTGTTCCCTCTTTTTTACGGGTGAACGCTATTGTATTGATATACCATACGAAGGAGTTACATACATGTTGAACTTTAAGAGAAAGCGTGAGTGGATAGCAAGTCTCAACGCTGGTCAGATTGACCGGCACGAGAAAGTCACCCTTTGGGTTCTCCCGTCAGGCGCGCTGTGCGAGCTGGGGTACATCGAGAACGTCCCCTATCTGCGCAATGGGGTCTATAATGGCCTCGGGGTGCAGATTGCCGAATTAATGCTGAGCGTGGGTATCCACGGTCGGGTCGTTATCAACAACGAAAACCAACTTCCGCAGAGTGTGCCCAACTGGCTCACGTGGTGGCTTAGCCAAGTCGACTACGAGAAGCAGCTCACGCTCTACGGCCTCAAACTCACCACGTTTGGCATCAAGCCGACGGGTGCGTTACCGTTCCAGGTCGAAACCATCTTCCCTATGGAGGTGGAGGCTGGCGCGGTTTTATCGGTCATCAGTGCGAAGTCGAAGTCGCCGGCGGTGAGTCAGTTCTTGATTGAGCGTAAGAACGGTGACTCCTACCGACTGGAACCGCATCGTACGGTGAATGCGCGGGTCATCGACGTAACCGCTTACGGCTTTGTCCTGCGCGCCGATTCCGGTGCGGTTTTTGCAACGCACCAAGTTCACCACTCGCTGAGAGCGGAACTCCATCGTAACAACTTGAAGCCTGAGGATTTGATTGGCACTGATGTGACCGTGCACTACACGATGTTCACTCAGGGCAGTCGCCTCAACAACTACAAGTCGGCGCAGATCTCACGCTCCGCCGCGTTGGGGGAACAAGATGATCATGACGGACAAAGTTTTACCTTTGACCGGGACACCCCTCTTTTCCAGGCTCCGGCTTGGGCGCAGTGCACGGGAATGCTCAAACTGCAACACTGCACTAATGCAGTGATAACCATAAACGAGGAAGCGTCTATTATCACGGCACACGACTCAGCTGACATCACGCGTCAGTTGTTCCGTTTCGTGAAAGGTGCAACGGCCGGGCACTTTGTTGCAAATTTAGTGACAACCGACGGTCAACCGGAAGCGTGGACGTTCCTGCCCAATGCAGGAGCCGACACCATTAACCCTGAACGGTTTGTTCAAGTCATGGAGAGTGTGCTGTATTACGCCACCGGCTTGAGCATCCGTGGACTGGGACTATGTTACACAGACCGAATGAAGCAGTTAAATACTGCTTAGGAGCGCTTATGATTTCCATGCATCCCGGCATTGGGGGTCCGCGACTGGGGCTGCAAGACAATCGTCTTGCGGCTCTGTGTGAACATCGGATAGTGCGCGCAATCTATGAACGATTGCCGCCAGATGTGGCCTGTGACGAAAGTAAGCTGCTCGCCGCTGCGTCATTATTGACTCGTCTTTACGGACGTGTTGACATTGACGTTCTTGGGCGAATTGCAAGGGAAAGCCCGCTGGCTATTGAAGGCCTATCAGCACTGGTCATGAATGTTCATGGCAATGTCTTTGGCTTAGAAACGCACGCGGAATTCTACGAGAGCCAAGTCTTCGTGAGACAAGACTATCTCGTGAACATGTTGCAGTACCTGTTGGCGCATGGGGTAAAGCTCCCCGTTGACGACGTCGCATACCAACCCGAGTTCAACCACTTCGGGGAGATAGGGGTGTGGGTGTCGCCCGTGCGCCTCACTAATAACGATAAATACGTCGTCGTGTAAAAAGTGAACATGAGCTCACATCTCCACTGGGGGTGTGAGCCTTACTTTTTTAATCTTGACCTGTGTGTCGGTAAAGAAATCCGCTTCCAGATGATGCACTGTCAAACCCCTCTATAACGCTCTGAAAAGCTCATAGAGCGATTCTTAGGCGTCAGGAATACCAATACAGCCCTCATGGAACACATGCGCTTATAGCGCGTTACAGAGCGTGCAAACAAAACCAATGCCACACCCCGTCGTCGCGGGGTGTGGTTTTTTACGCGTATATCAGGTCGTATGTGACCACGAAAACGAGGTCTATTTTACCCCTTAAAACAGGGTGTATTTTGTAGTATTTTTAGAGGTATGATTATGGCCAAAAAATCAATCCAGAATTTTCTTTTTCAGTTGTCTTACCGGGATCCCGCTGCTGAGAAAGTAAGGGAAGTCCTCTCGGGGTACTTCTATCGAATCCTGAGCGAGCTCAAAATAACCAGCACCGACCACAAGTTGGGTAAGCTACTCAATGCCAATTCGACGCGGTATCTGTGGGGGGCGAGGGCGCTGCCAGTTATACCCAAGGACCCTACTAAAATCACGGAAGATGACGTCCGTGGGGCCATCGCTATCTTCGCCAATTCGGTCGCGTTGCAATATCGCACGTTACTGGACAGACCGGTTGAGAATACGTTTGACGTCACAACCATCACGCCGGAACAGCGGGTTCGTATCGACGCATACTTTGACGAGGAAGTTCATACCCCGTTAATCAAAGAGATCAGCGCTATGTGCTTGACCGCGTTCGAAGGCGTTACCGCGCAGTGTCCGCTGGTACCGTTTGTGAATCCGTACAGGGAGTAAGAACAGGGCATATGCCAGTATGCCCTAGTGTTACAAGTCCTTAACGCCAGTGCCTTCCTTCGGGGAGGCACTGTTTTTTTTGCCTGTCCGCGAGGGCAGGTCCGTACATACCTAGGTACCCTCACGTATTTTTTAGACGTCCTGAGACTTCATGAGACGTCGTTGGATCCCGTTGGACACCCACACAAAAAACATCTCTGCTTATGTCCGCGTGCGCGCGCCTGATCGCGCGCCTGATCGCGCGTGCGATCGCGCGCCTGATCGCGCGTGCGATCGCGCGCCTGATCGCGCGCGTGTATTTAGTTTTTTTAATTTATTAGGGATAGTAGGGTACCCTAAAGGGTACCCCCTATTAAATTAAAAAGGGTTTCGGGTTACTCGGAGAAAACCGATCCCGTTTTACCCTGTTTGAAATCTGATCCGATAATCCACCCCCTCTTGGGGAGGGGGATTATCCCAGAGTGTTAAAACCCGATCCCATCACACCCCACTCCTGGAGGAGTGGATGAGTACGGACAGAAAACCCAGATCGAATTAGATCCTATCTCCGCATGTCTGTCGACGAATACACGAGTGTTTGTACGAGGCGCGCGGGCGGCGCCGTTTTTTTTTACGTGAATTGGGTATTACTATGCGACGAACACCACCTGACTACTTCGGGAGATTCTCTCGTGGCGGAACGTGTTCTGGTAATCTTATGCGGAATCCGCGGTTTCACCTCGAGTCCGATTGGGCTGTGCCGCCCTCTGAGTCGTTCTCGATTCCTCCGGTAGGTTCGCTTACCGGAGACTTTTACGACACGGAGTAATACTATGCGACACGTTGACCCCCCTCTGACCCACGATGAGATGAAATCTCACATCGAGTCCATCGTTGCGACCTGCACCTACGAGACGCATCGGGTACCGGGCACCACCACCACACTGGCCACAGCCATCGCCCCTAACGGGTTCGTGCTGCTCACCGGTGAGTCCATCGCGGCTCGGGCCGACGAGTTTGACGAAGCGCTGGGAATCCAATACGCCGTCGACGATGCCAAGTCCAAGGTCATGGACCTGCTCTGGGTACTCGAAGCATGGCGCGCGAAATGCAATTCTACCGGTCTGTTACCTGACTGACTGGCAAACCCAACTCTACCCCACTGCGCTGAATAACGCGTTGCGGTAGATACTATGCGACAGCGCACACACAGTCGCGCACCAAAACCCGTAGGTTAGCACCACGGGAAAGGGCTTCACCCCGTAAGGCCCACGCTGAGTGGATTGACTGCCATCCGAACGACCTGCCGCTGTCCACTCTCGTGGAACGTCGCTAGCCTAGGAGGGACTCATGAAGCTAGTCATACCCGCGCCCCGATGTGGCCGTAGCCATCCACCTGGACCAACCGTTCGACGTTAGTCGAGTCAACCGGTATCAGGCATGAGCACGCGGAATAGGGGCGCACCCATTGCGGGTTCGCGTCGAGTTACGTGAATACCCAGTTACTATGCGTTCAACGTGCCCATCGTACGACGAACGGTAGTTAGCGAAATACCTGCCCCCTTTCGCCTTCGAGGCTCCCAGGGGAAGCGGCAGCCGGCTCTGGCAGCGCGCTTGTAGGATTTCGCTGCTCGCTCCCACAGCCTGTGTGTCATGGCGTCCCTTCACAGGGAACGTGCTTCTGGCCGTGGTCGAAGTGAGCACCTCCCTCGGAGTAGTTGAATCAGCGTTAGCCACCGGCATTGCCACGGGCGATACCCTTCAACGAAACGAGAACATCAACATCCAGATTCACGGAACGAGCCGTGAGTTAGGTTGGCAGATTAACCTGAGTGGGGCCGCGGGGTGCTCCGCCGTAGGTTGGAAGTTGATGCGCGCCAGCTGCCACTGGTGCACCCAGGACGTCCTGCGGGACGCCCACCACAGGTTGCGTAGGTTAACTCCGCGCATCCTTGACTGCGTCCGGTCGGGAGACCCATCCATTCTCACGGGGTGGGTCTTCCGGCTGTGGCGAGTCAGATTTCGAAGCGCGTGTGTAAGCTCGGCCGATTGCATGCTCACCTCCAAGCACGCGCGCTTCGATTCCCTTCACCGGGAATCGCCATTGTGGACTACTGCGTCTTTCCGCCTTCTCGCTGAGGGCTGACCCATGCGCAGTGGTCCCCATTTTGTGGTCTTGTAGCCAAGTAACGAGTACGCTCCCTTCCATCGAGCTTGTGCTGGTTGCAAGACCCTCTCGTATCTGAAGCTGTAGGGTTCGGATCTGACGGCCTTCGGGCCGACTGTTGCACGGTAAAAACATTCGACTTCACCTCACTACCCTCGTGGTAGTGAGGCTTTTTTATTTATTTTTTACAGTGGAACGCCTTGGTATAACAGGAGGACCACAGATGAACAAAGAAATACTCGTGACATTGCTCGAGCGCAAACAATACCCAACCAGTTTCAGTAACGACAATCGCATCGGCGAGCTGTTGACGCGAGGTTTTGATGCGTTTGTTGCCCATCCCGAATTCTGGCAGCATTGGACAGGGCCCGAGCTTGCTGCAGAGTTCCTTGCTGCACATTCCCGCTGGGAAGGCGAGGGCGTGATGCCCTTGGGACAAATCATTTCTAGCAGTTATCAGCTCAGCGTGGATGAAACCGCTGACGTTTACAACGGGTGCAATTACCGCAGCTTCGTCACATCCATGATGACCGCGTGGGTGCAAGATAAACTCCCCATCCAGGAGATACTCGCCTTGCTAGCTGACGCACGCGCTGCTATTGACAATCGCCATGGTACCGCAGGGCTCCATTACGTGCATTAAATTAAACGACGGCAACTAATGGTTTGGAGCCGCTGCCGAATTCCTAGGAGAAAGAAGTAATGACGCAACACGTTACCCCGGTCGATGTATTGATGATGTCCCCGGAACAATTGGACCGGTTGAGTTTACAGGGGGATATGGATAACGCGTTGGTGGATTCCTTGCGCTGGGGCTATGCGTTTCACCCCAACGAAGTCAGCCGCCTGCGCGCTGCTGACCCTGAGCCCGGTACGACCATTGACTGGAGCTACTCCCAAGCCCATGAGGACGTGCATGAAGCCATTCGCAATGCAACGGTCTTGGCCGACATCCCCATTGCAGGTGTGGCTGAGCACCTTGTGGCTCTGCGTAGGTTCACCAACGCTCAGGCCGAAGAGATTCGGCAAGGTGAAAGCTGGCGAGAAGGCACGACTTCCCACCTGGCTTGCCTGTTCGGACAAAAATAAGCGATGCCCCCACTACCTTGCGGTAGTGGGGGGCTATTTCTTTTACACTTTGAAGCGTCCGCCGGACATGTAGTTGTAGCGATTGCCTACGTCGTCGTTGTGTACCAACGCACGTTTGACCGCAGGCAAGGTATCCTCGTAAGACTGCGCCGCATCGGAGTAGCCGCTTACGAAGTCCTTGAAGGCACCGAACTCCATCCCGTGGTCCAACCACCCGGCATCCATCTCAAACGACATCTTGTTGTAGATGTACTGCTTGGCGGCCCAGACTGCCAGTCCTGCAACCACGTCGTGGAAGGCAGGCTTGATTTCATTGAGCTCCTCGGTGTAAGCGAACTTCACCATCAGTCTCGTGGCGTAGACAAACATACCGGGGTCTTTGATACGAATCGCATCCGGGCCCCACACCTTTATCTCGGGTGATGTGATACGAGCCAAGGTGGAGTTGGAATCGACCACGCCTTTAGCCGCACCCAGCACCCCACTGCTTATCCCATCGAGATAAGAGCCGGCTGGTGGGAGGGTGTAGGCTTGACCTGCCACCGGAGTGACTGCAATGTGCGCGGCAACAATCTCGCGTCCGCCTGTGGC